CAGGATCTGTAGCACGAGGATATGCTTTCTCTGCAGCAGAACCTGTAGCACCATTATAATTACAACTAAAGGTTATTGATTCTTTATCAAATTTAATTGCATCACCATCATAAAGACCGTGATCTGGAATTGTTACTACCATATCACCTGTTGCTGGATCATATGTTGTGGCATTAGTAGGAGTTCCAACAACATCAGTTGGACACTTAAATTCTAAATTTTGTAATTGAACTGTATTTGGATATCCTAAAGCAAATCCATGAACAGTATTAGTTGTAACTGTTATGATTCCAGTAGTATTATCATAAGCAGCAGTCTGAATACCAAGTTGATACTTAGATGAAGCACCAATTCCAGTAATCTTATCAATAGAACCAGCAGCATATAAATTACTATTATCTTTTAGGTTTGGTTTAACATTAGCACCTACTAGTGGAGCATATCCAAGTCCAGGTGTGGATCCCATAGAAACAATCAAACCACCTCTTGGAAGTTGATTTTGATTAATATCAAAATCGGATTGCATAAATGTTCCATTTTCTGAACTAATTCCAGTAAATACAACACTAGAAATACCTGCAACAGAATCAGAATTTATTTCATAATTATTACCAGCATTATTAAGTGTTAATGGTGTTTGGAATATACCATTAATGAATAAAATACCATTTCCAATACCAACTCCAGTTTCTGTATTAGCACCACCGACTGTCATAGTATAGGTTTTACCTATTCCAGTAAACACATCAGAAACATCATCAAATACCATATTAGTGTCATAATTACTTCTTAAGAAGGTTCTACCACTAAATTCAGATCTTACATATGGTAAGTTTGTATCATTTCTTCTTGTTCTTGTATTACCTTTTGGAGGATCTAAGAACCATACAGTACTATCAACAATATTAAATGATCCTCTATGCACCCTAGCAAGTGTTCCATCAGTATGTGTTGTTGCTGCTATACCTAAAGATCCTCTATTAACTCTAACAACAGGTAGAGTAGAAATACCAAGGGCAACGTCTGTAGAATCATTAATAGTTCCTTCAGGTAAACTTGAGAATCCTACCTGTTCAATCTTCATATATTCAGGTCCAACCTTCAGTACATCTCTTGGTTGAACAGAACTAATTCCACTAAGAACAAATTGTGATGTTCCAGCACCAATAGCACCATCGAGAGTGTGCTCAATTGAAGTAAATGTAATTGGTTGTTGTACAATTCCATCCAAACCAATAACTGTTTTGGATAGTTTCTTAGTCATATCAAATTTATGGGCATTACCCTCACCAATCCCAGTAAATGTTATTGCAATACCAGATGAAATATATTCTTTTCTACTGAATAATTTAAATTTATTTTCATCAGTAACTTTAACAAATACTGTTTCTGGTAGAATATCAGTTGTAATACCAGCAGTATTAGTTGTAGATCCTATTGATACTGCAGTAGATCCGATTCCAACAAATGTTGATCCTGGAGTATATGTTAATTCTTCATTATTGTTATAGAAATGATTTGGTAATGTGAATTCACCAGTTACTTTATTCAACTGAGTTGTATCAGCAGGATTGAATATCTTAGTGTAAATTGGTACTTCTTCATGCTTTAAATCAAAATTAACTTTATTTGCTCTAGTTCCATTTACACCATCATATGCAGATAATAGTATACTCTTCTCTGTAGGTCCAATAAGTAAAGAAGATGGAGTATTTTGGAAATCATTTATTGTATTGAATACTTCATTATATGCTTGAACTTCAATTAAACCTGTTTGTGAGGTATCTGGATAGAAGTTAATATCAATATTGTTTCCTGATGTAACTGCTCCAATCGTACCCAATCCACTATTAGATTGTCCTGTAAATGGATACTGTATAGTAGTTGCAGTACCATCATCTTGCATAATAACTGCTTGATGTATAGCAGATTCAGTACTACTATTAACTCTTACAAGAGATTTAACTGAACTATCAATTCTCTTATCAATTCTAGAAACTAATATCGGTGTTGAAGTGCCTGTATGATAAGTTGATTCTAATCTAACACTTCTCTCAGCACCTACAGGTTGTCCAGGAACTGCGTATCTGTATGTCCCAACTCCAACAGGTCCATTATTATCAATTGTTGCACCTAAACCAACGATATTTGCACTTGCATTAATTACTCTCTTCGTATCATTTTCACATTCAAGGTAAATTGTACCAGAGTCATATCTTGCAGTTAAAACACCAACTTGAGATGCACTATATGAAATGTTTAATGTATCTACGTAAGTTTCTGCATAGAAGATATTAGTTCCATCAAAGTCTAATATAACCTCACCATAGTTAATTTCTTTAGTGATATCATCTTGAACCAATATATCAGCAAAGAGTCCGTTAAAATCAGTATCAGAGAATTGTGCTATAGTTGTTGTAGTAACTCCGATAATATTATCGTTAATATCTGTTTGTGCGATTGCAACTTTGACATTTGCACCAGTTAAATCGATCTGTCCTATTGAAGTTGATTCGGTTTTAACTGCATTAGTAATGAATTCTGATTTAATAATTTTAATATCATGATCTCTATCATACTTCTCAGTAGGTAAGAAGTTTAATGCCTTTCTTTGGAATGCATCTGATGTTGCTTCAAAATTACCTAGCCTCATATTAGTGAAATCTGAGGATTTCTCAACCAAAATTGCATTATTTGTGGTTGTTAATACTGCTATTTCTGATAACTGTACATCAAGGGTGTCTGCATCTGTTATTTGCACCACATATTTTGTAAAGTTACCATCTACTTCTTCTAATTCAGTAAATACATCTTGGAACCCTTTACTTGAGAATTTTCCACTAATATCATCATGAATTAAAACTCTATTTGACTTACACTTAGTAAAATCAGTTAATTTTGTATTTTGGAATGTTGCAAATTTTGATTTTATTGGATTTACTTCAGGTCTAGCATCATAATCTCTTCCAAAATCAAAGTTATTAATTGTATCAACTCTCTTATCATTCATAAGGTCAACAACTATCACAGGTGTTGCCTGAATGGTTGTACCAATACCAACATTAACACTAGATGTTATTCCAACATCAGTAAAATTCTTAAGTCCTGCTGGATGAACTAATCTATTAACAGGATTAACTAAAGTATCCCAAGGAACTGGACTCTTAATAGAATATGATAAATTTTGATAATAATCATTATTTGGAATAACTTGGAAATCTTCATTTAATTTTCCAATATTATCACTCCAACCATAGTCCTGACGATTAGAATAGTCTACTACAAATTTTGCTCTATTACCAACAATATTGGTTACAGTTGCACTAATATTGGTATTAGAACCCTTTATTCTATCTCCTATTTTAAGTTCATAATTACCATCAATTTTTATAAAATCTTCTCTAGATTCTACTATAACCAATCCCCTTTCAATAAAAGTACCACCCTCTTCAACAAGAACACTTTCATTAATTAACAATAATCCTCTTTCTTGAACAACTTCAAATACAGGATAGTTCTTTCTATTAATAATATTTGCATATCCAGATTGATAAGTCTTAGCAATACCAGGATTAGTTGTCAATCCAGCAACGCTATACTTTAGAACAGCAGGATTTGAATTTGTATAATCATCAACTGTAAAGAATCTATATTGATAATTTGCTGAGTTATATCCATCACCACCTGTAGCAATACCAGAGGAATTTATGTTGGTCTGTGTTCCAATACCTGCTTCACCAAATAATTCAACACCTTCTACAAAAATCTCATCTCCAGTTGCAAATGGTGGGTTTACAAATCCATTTATTGGAGTTTCTAGAATACAAGTAACTATTCCAGATCCACCACCAGTCATAGAACTAATTCCAACACCATTAGAATTATTAACAGCAATAATTCTATGATTTACCGATTTTAATCCTTGAATAGGAGCAACAATATTAATTTCTGATATTGACTGATGAGGGGTACTTGCTGTTAATGATGTTTCATCTACAAGAAGATCACTTTGTGGATCATACACAACAACATCAGGTGCGGAAAGATATTGATTACCACCATCTATTACATTAATACCTTTAATAGAATCTACATCATCAATTCTTATTACAGGAGAAACAAATGCTTCTGGACTTAAGGTTTTATCTGATGGATATTCATATCCAATATCAAGTATTCTTACATCCTTGATTCTAGCGATTGATGTTGAAAGTGCTACTATATTCGCATTCTTTCCATTTACACTAACAACCTTTTCAAATTTTGGAATCTTTTTATAATTTTGCCCCTTAGATATTACTTTTATATCCTTAATAGCACCAGAAACAGTTCTAGATTGTGTTGAATATTCTATTGTTTCACACTGATCTGCTTGATATGAAAGAAGTTCTGGTATTTTTGTTGGGGAAACTTTATAAGTATCTGAAGTTATACCGAATATCTTATATTCACCACTATAAGCACTATCTACAAATTTAACTTCAGAATAATTTGCAACTAGTGGATCAGCAGTACTGATATATCCACCCTTTTCTACTGCATAATACAATTGAGTTGGTGTTGTTTTTGAAAATGCAATTGATACTGTTGACATTGTACCAACCCCTACAGTTCCTACACCAGAAATATTAAAGTTACTATTATCTTGAGAACTTATAAATTCATTTTTAAATTCTTTATCATAGAAGAATTTTACATTATATCCAGTTAAAGAAGTATCAGAAACATTAAATGATAGTTTTGAGTTCTTACATACCTTTAATTGTGGATTAACTAAAGATAAACTATGTTCTGTTCCTGCTGAAGATGAGAAACCAACTATTCTTGGTGGTTTATTTTGTACATCTTTTAGAGTTTCTCCTAATTGTATTTCATTTGAACTTACTTCATAAACATAATAGCAAGGATCATCTAATCCACTAGGTGCTTGATTGGTTTCATAAAAAACTCTATCACCAGTTTTATATCCATGATCATTAATAGTAATCTTAGAATTTATAGAATCAAATCCAGTAGAGCTGAATCCAATTTTATTAACTAATAATTTTTGGAATTCGCTGTTGAATGTTAAACTTAATGGTGCTGTACTACCAACTCCAACAACTGTATTTGGAATCACATTTATATTAACAACATCATTATTACTTAAACCATGAGTGCTAGTAGTTGCTGCTCCTATGTCTGTAGTTACTGTTGCGGTAATTCTATCAACATCACCAATAACTTGAGCGTGATTTGATTTTAAAAGATATTCCGAATCATCAGTTCCATTACTATGGAAGTATAATCCTTCACTTGTACTGCCAATTGATGTTCTTTCAGTTACAAGACCAATATAATTTTGTCCCTTATTGATTGCATACACTGTGAAAGTGTCTGTTGTTACATCAGGGAGGTTGAATAAATTATTAGCTGTAGTACCAATTCCAACAATTAATGATGTTGAAGTTCCTCTCTTAGTAAATGTTAATTCTTGACCATTAACAAATGGGTGATTTGGTAGATATATTGTTCTTGTTGGAATAGGAACTTCTTTTGTAGTTTCTCCAATAGTATAATCAACACTTATACCACCACCTTCAGTAACACCAACACCAACAGATTGATGAGCATTAAAGTAAACAAAATCATCATTTGTGGAAATAAACTTCTCAGTTCTAACTGGTATTGTTATATCGTTGTTTAAAACATCTAATTTGGATCCATAAGTATGTGCTGCACCTACACCATACCTCTTAATTCTCAATATTGATCCCACATCATAGATATTGAGAACTTTAACAATCTCATCATCGTTAATCTTTATAGATGAACCTATCGAAACTGTTTTTGGAATATTATTTACATAAATGTCATCAATTCTACCAGTAACAAGTGGTTGATAGGTCATAGATTGGGCAAGACCAATAATATCTGTAGTAATTCCTATCTTAAATGAATCTGTAAGATTGACTATAGAACTACTTAAACCTGAAATAGAAACTGCATCACCATCACCCAATTCAAAGAATGGTGAAAATCTTGCTACAACTTCAGATGAAGTCTTCCATGTTAATACTGCATTTTCATATCTGGTCAATTCAGTTTCAATACTTGAAATACCGATACCTACTATTGTCTTAACTTGTCCTCTAAGACCAGATCCATTAGTTCCAGAATCATCAAAATCCGTAAAATCTCCAACTTTATATCCATCTCCACCATCTAAAACAGATAAACTATCAATAACCCCTGTAGTTACAGACTCAACAGTTGTTAATTGCCTTAAAAATTCGTTAGATTCTACAATAAAATCATTATCTGCTAATGCATCACCAACTTTATATGGGAAAGTATTTCTAGCTAAGTTAGAAGAATTAAAATCAAACGCTTGGGTTAATGTGGTATTAGTTGATATGAAAGGTGATCTAAAAGTTTTACCTATAAAGTAAGGGAAACTTGGTGTTAATATATTTGATTGTTGACTAGATTGTAAACTAGCAAAATATGCGTAAATTCCATTTGGAAATTCATCAGTTTTACAGAATCTACCATTATGCTCATCAAGAGTTCCTGATCCATCATAATGCCAATCATCAACAAAAAATCCTACAGGAAACTTATTTGTTGATGGACGATCAAGAACTTTAGTAGAATCTAAAATATAACCAGAAGTTACGATTCCAACAGTAGGCCCCAATTTAGAAACATCAGTATAACCATATGGTCCATAAATTGGATTTCCATCATAAGCCCATCCAATTATTGGTGAATGTTTTGTTCCGTCATCATTAAATGAATCTCTAATATTTGAAGTATATCCATGAACACTTAAATGTAAACTATCTTCACCTTCAGAATTTAAACTGTAATTACCTTGTCTGTAATTATTATCAAGAGTTAATTTTCTTACTCTAGGTTCAAATTTTGCATTTCTTCCTCTAGGAGTAACTGTAAATGTAACTTTACTACCAGTATATCCAATACCAGGATTAATTACTTGAACATCTGTTAATCTCCCTTCACTAATTATTGGTCGAAGAACAGCACCATTTCCAATTAAATTTGTAGTTGTTATACCAGTTGCTTGTACTGAAATATCTGGAAGAGAATAATATTCCTTTCCTCTGTTTAATACTGCAACATCAACTATTTTTCCACCAACTATAGATCCATTTACTAAAGCATTCTTACCATTCTGAAGTGTAATCTTTGGATTCTTTTGTAGATTCAGAATATCTGATCCATACTTAGTTCCTTGCTCATACAGATAAACATCTGTAATTTCACCTGTAACAAGCGGTGTAAAATTAAACTTACCAGTAACAGTTGATCCAAATGAAACTTCTGCATTTACTTCAATATCTGGATACTTAAAGGTTTGGAAATCTACCCCTTGAGACTGTAATCCAATATAATCTCTTCTTTTATAATTACCTTCTGTTCTTTCAGTTCCAATACCAGCATCGGATAATCTAAACGAATCATCATCAACTTTTAATATCTGATAGAAATTTGTAGTTGATGTTATACCTGTAGATTTGGTCAATCCTCCAATTTCTGTTCCTTCTGTAGTGTATTCAACTACCTCACCATCTTTAAACCCATGAGATTTAAAGTTTATCTTGGCATATCCTACAGAAACATCTGTTGGTTTAACATGTAACTTTCTATATTGATATCCAGAACCAGGATTTATAACTTTAACTGATTGTAGTGTTTTCTTAGATCCCGTTCTAAATTTATGAATACCTGCAGCATTGGTTGCTGTTGATATACCAATAGTATTAATACCAGCAATTGCATCCTCATATGAAGTATGTAATTGAATTGTGCTTGAATTAACTACCCTAATATTATATCCAGCACCAGTAGCTAATCTTTCACTAGCAGTGTTTGAAACATCGCCAAATAAACCTACACCAATAGCTGGATTTCCATTACTATTATAGTAAATGAGATCACCATTATCTAAGAAATGCTTGGTCTTAAAGGTAATTGTTTCATCTGTAATTGACAATCCACCAGAGAAGAAAATATCTCTACTATCAAATAATAATTCTCTATATCTTTGTGAAATAACTGGTTCCAAGATACAACCAGTACCATTACCACCAGTTAAAGATAATGCCTTAACATCAAGAATATCAAAATCATGTGGATCAACAAATACTTGTTTAACTGTTCCTGTTACAACAGGTTCAACTAAAGCAGTTGTACCTGCACCTAAACTATTATCTACAACCAATCTTGGTGGACTGATTACATCATAATCTTCTCCACCATTATATACATCTACAGAATCAATAGGACCATAATAAATGTAATCATTTGAAATTGGAGTTCTTATTTGAACACCATCAATCAACATACCAACATCATTAACTGGTGTTTCTCTTTTCCCTGAAACAAATAAATCTTGACTTAATGGGAAGTTTTTTAATATTTTATTTGCAGATAACTTCTTATTATATTCTAATTCTTTAGTGAAGGTATGAGTGGCAGTTATTGCAGCACCTTCTGCTTTAAATCTAATGGCATTTACAGCATTGCCGATCATTGCCCGTGAACGATATATCTTGATTCTAGCAGGAGTGGGACTTACTACCTCAACATAATATACATCTCCAGATACAAGTTTTTGATCCCCAACTGTTAATGGAGTACTTGAGGTATAAACTACTGAATCACCAGTAATTAACTCACTTTGACCAAAAGATGAACTACCTTTTATAATGTCATAATCTTGAGTGTCTGCATTATACCCATCAAAATTAGCAGAATCTCCAGTATTTTCAAATATAGATACTTTAACTTCAGAAGGTATTGTGTAACTGGGTAAAGAGTTGGAGGCAACATACGCCTCTTTGTCATCATCAGTATATACATTCAATACATCAGAGATAATATTTGAATTACCCTCTAGTATTTCTATACCATTACTTGTTGCTTTATTTAATTTTCTACGAATATCATAATATAAACCAAGAGTAGGAGTAAATCCAGATAATCCAGAAACGACTATTTGATTGTTTGAATCATTAATATCAGTAATTTCTGCTAATGAAACTACAACTGTATTGGAATTGCGTAATAAGATTTCAATAGTATCTCCAAGTTTCAAACTAGACTTATCAATTGAACTACCTAAAGAAAGAGTAGAACCAGAAATATCAAGTACTTGATATCTGCTACTAGTATTGTATATCCATGAATTGGCAAATATTTCCTTATAAGTTTTATCTAAAACTGGGTTTGGTATAGATTCACCTACATTTTTAACAAATATTCTTTCTCCTTCAGATACTAAAGAAATATCAGAAACTGTTTTAAAATCAGATATTACACCAGTTATTCTTAAATCAACCTTCTTAGTTAAGTCTCCATCTTCATATCCATAAATTGTTTCATCTGCTCTAAGATCAGAACCAATATCAATATTTTCTGTTATGTTAGTGCAACCAAAGAATTGATTAACTGTCTTTGAACTATATGTAATTGAGTTAATTCCACATAAAACATAACCAGTTTGAGCAAATCCAACAGTAGAATCTACAGAAACAATAGAAGAACCAATTGAAACTGGTTCTAATACTTTAGTTCTACCAGGAATAGTGAATATTCCCTCAATTAAATCTCTGTCAGAATACCCAACAAACAAAGAAATCTTATAATAAATCTTTTCATTTCTAGTTAATATCTCAACTTCAGATACAGAAGCACTTGTTCCTGAATCATTTGATTTAAAAACGGTTTGACCAACTAATTTTTGAGGATCACCACTAATTCTATCAACAATTATAACTTCTCTTCTTAAAAATTCTGCACTAGAAGGCTTAAGTAAACGCTCTTCTAAGTCTAATACTATAGATTCTTCACCATATAAAACTCTTAATAGAATTTTTATAGATTCTTCAATACCTTTTGATTGATAAAAACTTCTTGCATTTTTAATGAAGTTACCAACATCAAGATCTTTTGTAAAATCGTTATCTTCTAAACCAGGTAAGAATGTTTTCTTTAAAGTTTTATAAAATTCTTGTATGAATAATACACTTAAATTGGTGACTGTTGCACCATTAGCATGAGTTTCTGCCTTTGTAGACTCAAATACTAAACCTTCTCTATTGACATTATCCAAAGATGTTGATATACCAACATCAAATCCACTTACTCCACTAAATCCACGAATACAACCAAAAAATTCAAATTGACCTTTACTAGTATAGGTGATTATTTCATTACCAATCTTTAAAAGACCATAGGTATCAGGAAAACCTTTAGTTGATGCAACACTAATTATTGCATCTGAATTGGTAATAGGTGCAATAAGAGTTGTAGTTCCATGAATAACTTCAGGAACTAGGTTATCAACCTTTAAATATTGATCTAAATTGGTAATTAAGTCAGTTGAACCGCCCTGAAATTCCTGAGAGAGGTAATATTGTTTAAAAAATTCAATTGTAGTTGGAAAATCCGACCTTACAAACTCAGGTAACTGACTCTCAACTATTTTGTTGATCTGGACTCTTTTATCAATACCTATGCTCATTTATTTTCTCTCTAGGTCTCCGTTTGAGTAACTTGATGTGTAATAATCTCTTGTAAATACAACTCCTGATACATCCTCACCAGAAGCAATTACGTCCTTAACCATATTTATCTTACTATTAGAAACGTCAAAACTGAGGTATAAATCCTTCAATCCAACTACATCATTAGAGTCTGGGAATGCTTGAATTTCAACCAAATTATTTGCTGCTACCGTTGAGGTAATATTTAGAGTATTTAAAATAACCTCACCTTTAGCATAATCAACGGTTCCTGCTGATTTAGCAACAACTTTCAACTCTTCTTTTTGATTTCTTGAAATAACACTTAAAACACCCTTTTCACTTCCATCTAAAGTGCCATCTGCTTTTTTATTTGGAACATCTGTGATGTATACAATATCACTTGATCCACTCAAGGTAAATCCAGTACTCTTAATATTAAATCCTTCAGGATTTATATGAAACTTATTACCAAAACACAATTCATATTGTGTAAATTGATTTAAAAGGACTTTTAAATCTCTTCTAATTTTCAATTTAGTAATGTTTGACGTAATAGCACTATCAATTCTATCAATTAATTGTAAAATCTTACTATATTTGAACCTTCCACCAAACTTATTAATATCTACAGTTTGTGAGTACTTTGTAAGACCACCTAAGATTTTTGAACGTAAATCAACATCATTTGAAACTCTAGAACTATCGTAATAAATGGATGAATCAATTTCAACATATAAAACCTTAAGATCTATAATTTCAGAGTTAATACCTGCAATAGCATAACTTTTTAATTTATTTTTAATTTGATGTTTATCAAAATCAGAAACGTAAGTACCATTCTTTGGTTTAATACTAATCTGAACCTTACCAAATTGAGGTGGAGTCAATTCTTCCCCACCAATAACAGCAACAGACTCTGTTCTAGGGTAAATTGACTGTATAATTGCCTCATAATCTCTTGGTGTAACCGCCCTGTATTGAGCAGAATATAGTCTAGGTGCAAAATACTTAATAGAACTAACATTCTCTGCTTCAGAACCGTTTGTCGCAGGATTAACGGTGTTTATAGTAATTCCAGCAGTTGGTATGACAGTGCTTATGTTTGGTTCTGAATTTGGATCTTTATTAGCAAATGAACCTTGGAAAGCAAATTGCGAAGCACCATTACTTCCAGCACCATCAGTAATAATATATCTTACTGTTACGATAGTATTATTTTCTAATTTTTTACCAAAGTATCCATCACCAAATAATAATTCATATTTCTCATCTTGAACTTCCTGTACAAAGAATACCTCAGAATTCTTATCAAGATTGAGAATATTATCAATCATTTTATATTCTCTACCAATACCTGTATCTGCAGGACCACTAACAAATACCTTGATAGATGACATATCAATATTTGGATTCTGTAGTAAGAATCTTTGATCATCTATTGTACTATCTGCTAAGAATTGAATACTTAATGAGGATCCTTGATGAACTTCAACTGGAGAATCAGCACTTCCAAACGATGCAACACCGTTATTAATAGAAGCATGTAATGGTTGAGTGATTGAAAATCTATATGTAGTGTTATTTGCAGATCCTACACACACTAAACCTGGTTTTAAGTAGAGTATAGGTTCAGTTGAATCAGTTTGTACATCAAAGTAAATTGATGCCGTTGCAGCAGATCTTGAACGGGGTACATAACCAATATTTCTTGCTAAAGAAACGACGTTTTCTCTTATTTGTGCAGAATCTAAAAATGATTCGTTTGCAATTAGATTCGCATTAAATGAATTAATGTAAGTATTATATGCTAAGGTATCAATCAGTACTGAAAAATTAGAACCTTCAAAGTCAAAATCACTAAAATTGCTATTAGCACGAAGATAATCCTTTATCTGTGCTTTTATTTGTTCAAAATCTAAACTTGTAAATTGAGTAAAAGGCATATTATCTCGTTGGTTCTAAAAGGAATGAAAATGATTGTGTTGGAACATCTAATCCTACAATATCAAAAAATATAGTGATATTAAAAGCATTTCTATCAAAGTATGGTTCTACTTCAACTTCTAATTCATCAACTCTTGGTTCATATTGTCCAATAGTTTCTACAATCTGATCTTCTATTACCATTCTGATGGTTGGATAGAAATTTTCAAAGAGACTTGCTCTAATATCGGTTCCAAGATCTGAATTAAAGAACCTTTCTGTGGGGATTGTTTCAACTAAATTACGCACAGATCTAACTATTGCACGTTCATTCTTTAAGATAGGCAAATCTTTCGTCACTGGATGTGGCGAAAATGAAAGACTTATATCTTTAAATGCCTGAGAGGTACGTACCTGTGCCATCTAAATGGTATATTTAGTATTATCTCCCTTTATTTATACCTATTCTTCAGATTTCTTTCTTTCTTCAGGTGTCGTCCAAAAATAATCATCACAATCACCCAATCTACCCCACTTTATACCGTTTTCTACTTGAAAATACTCAGTAGATACCTTAAAATCAGGTATTTTCGCTTCATTTGGTGTAAGTGAGATATCATATACCCTACAACGGTTGTTTGGATACAACGCAAACTGCCCATTTTCAAGTTCAATCAAGTTAAATGACTTATGTTCCTGTGGAACCTCACTTGTTGAGTAGTCAACCACGTCAGGATCAGAGTGATAGTTGTCTAAAGTACACAAATACTCTCCTTTTATCGATCCAAAGTGTCTTGTACGTACTTCCCACTCCATTGAACCAACAAATTGCTTACAAATATTACTTACACCATAGTCCATACAGTTCCAAAACTGTAAATTAGGTAAATCTAGGTCTGGATCAGGAGTTTCTGGTGATGAAACAAACGCTGATATAGGTAATTTGTCATATAATGCGGCATATTCTGGTAAATACGTCTCAAAATAAAAAGCACGTCCAGGTATGCTCTTAGCACACACCCAAACGCCCTCTACAAACTCACCAAATCCATCTTCAAAATCACGTAAGTATTCTTTTCTTACGTAAACCTTAGTCGAAGGAAGGTTTGTTAGTAATGTACTCATTTTATGCGGAACCTCCTATAGGGTATTCTTCTAACCAGCCAGTCATTATATACTTATCACCACCTATTGGTGGATTTCCTCGATGCAAATGCGTCCAAAAAGCAGGAAATAACACATATTTTCCTACTTGAGGTTTAATTCTTACCGATTGATGTAAAAATTCAGTCTCTCCACCCTCAAAATCATCATTTAAGTACAAAAGACTGACTATTTGCCTAAAAGGTTGACCACCTAGTTGATCAGAATGCCAATCATGAAACCCTTCAGAGGGTCTTGTACGCTGTAATTTGCAGAATTTATGTTCTAAATTACGTATTTTAAGGACTTCATACTTATCAAAGTAAATATTGAATGCAATATTTGAAAGATAGTTCCATTTTTGATATACAGCAGAACTATTTTGTGCAGTATATTCATCTATTGAAGGATGAGGCATACCGCATATTTCATTTATAAAGATTTGAGTATCTTTTGTTCTTATACTATTTCTAGGAGTCTGTAGTTTAGAATGATTAAGAAACTCAAAATAGTCAATAAGTTGACCCAGTTTTAATTGTTCTGGGTCAAACGTTATTTCTGTGATAAAATTATCATGATGAGTAACACCTAATACCTTAGGTCCATCATCATTCATTTTCCTTGTCCTCTAGATCTCTTTTTTGCTTTATTGCGAGATGTAGCAGCATATTTTGTATGCTTACCTTGCCCTTGACGAGATTTTTTAGGTATTGCTTCTACAAATACGTTTCCGTTAATACCAGTTCTAGTTGCCATAATTAAATTGCTCTAATTTCAGTTCTTAAGTTTTGTGGGTTGTGAGAACCATTATCATACCATTCATATGCAAGATCCTCCATAGCATTAAAGTATTCATCTTGGGTGAGATCTTCATAAAGAAGTTTATCACCCTCAAAAATACTATATAACTCTTTGCTTTTCATGACCAACTCTGATACGAGGATCACACCATATCTCAAAACCTGCTTCTTTTGCATCTAAGCAGAATGAAACGTCTTCTCCACACATATCCTGAACTTCTCCAGATTCAAATACTTGCATCTTTGGAGCAAACCAAGGATACTTCATTTCTTCGTGCTCGAATACACCATTCTTAATAAGTGTCCAACCAAAACCAGTATAATCAACTGTAAATGGTTTCTTTCTTTTCGAGATGCTTTCGATTGTTTCGTGATTCATTACACCACCATTAGAACGGAAATCATCTTCTTCCATCCAGTGTGCAACTGAAGTGGTTTTACCATCTTCTGTACAATACCAACCAGCAGCAATATCCTGATCCATTAGAATCAATTGCCAGAACTTTTCAGTATTGAATACTATATCACTATCAATCCAAAGTTGATAATCATACTTTAATTGACCATCCCAAGGTAATTGATCAGGTCCACGTAGAACATTTGCACCTAAACATTTACAACGTGCAAAGTTGACCATCGATGAATAGTCTTGAGAGATTTGAATACTTGCTCCAGTTTGTACTAGATCGAAGCATAGTTGTACAAAACTCTTCAAAAATGCATATGATACCCCTCTTCCTGGTAAACAGAATACAACTGTTTTACCCTTTACCAACTCCTTTGCCTTATCAAAATCCCATTCAGGTTCTTTTTTAACAACAGGAGATTTCGCTTTAACTGTAAATCCTTTACCCATAACGTTATGTAATTACATTGATTATTATACATCAATATACTTATAACGTCAATCAAAAAAGAGAGGGTCGGGTTTCATCAAATGTACCAAATTGAGACATACACCATCTACCATAACCCTCTTCATCTAATACTACATTTGGAACGGAATGTCCTATATGACCAGGAAAAATAACGCACCGATTATGCTTACATTCAATTGTAATATCATAATCATTAAAATATAAATCACCACCAGTAAATCTTTTTGGTTCTACATAAAACCACGTTAATATTGTTAATATAGTACTATCAAAATGAGACTTATAATGATCACCATCGTCATAATAAGAAATTAAAGTATTCCATGTATTCACTCTTAGATTACGATAATACCAATTATCCACATCTTTAAGATAAGAATATACTTTTTTATTCAAGTAATCTATATTTGAGAAACCTACCTCTTCAATTACTTGATCTAAGTAGATACCTTTATTTTGTTTTGTATAATTCTTATTCTCATCCATCGCACTACCACTATCTTCAGGACCTCTTAACTTATCAGATAAGAAAGAAAGTTCTGTACATATTTTTGTTAATTCGTATTCATTATACAAATCATCAATAATAAGATAAGGAAAGGGTTCAGTCCGTAGATTCATAAAATGGATCAACACGATTCAAACGAGTATCATCACCAAAGGGTACTTTAGGAAAGGTATTAAACGATATACTAATTCGATTTTTCTTAGTTTCATTTACACTCACACCATGTGGTTGTAAACTTGAGAATATGATTAAGTTACCAGGAATTGATGCTATATCACAACTACCCGAAGTATAGGGATTATATGATGCTTCAGGTACACTCTCGTCTTTATAAAATCTATTCTTCTCTTTGTCAAACTTATCCGAGGGAGACGAGAAGTAATACGCAAAATTCTTCATATAATTATGAAAAGTAATTGGAGAACCATCTTGAGAATCCGATGCGAGGTAAAAAACGCCACTTAACCAACTATTACTATGCCAGTGTGATGGTTGCTCAACACCAGGACAATTTACATTTACCCAAGATTGTTGTATCGTTGCTTCATGATCCGTATCACAAATCACTCTTGCATACTCGTGAACAGAATCTAAGAAAAACTTTTCGAGGTGCTTAAGGCCCTCAAGCTTATGCACATAACGATCTACAGTCTTTGCATTACCACTCATTTCTTGTTGGTATTCTAAAGTCTTAATATACTCTATCATCGGATTTAGATCACCATCATAACTAAACCCCATCGCAGGAGCAGCAGAGAAAAGGGGCAGAATCTCACCCCGTTGTTCAGTATTTTCCATTAAAAATAATTAATTGCAATTAGTATGCGTTTCTTTTGATCAGTAGTTGTTGTACTACAATGTGGACGAGAACCATCGTGAATTGTCATCTTATTCGCAATACTCATCGACTTATTTTGATCTTGAAAAGGTAATTGATCATTATCTTCACGTTTAAACTCTAAACTTGTTGGAGACTTATGATCTTTAGAATCAACAACCTTCTGTCTTGCTTGAATGTTTATGTGCTCATCTGCCATTAACGTATACCCATTACAAGTATTCATATACAACAAAGCAGCACTATGTGGATAATTATAATCTATATGAGGACTGTGTACCATAAACCTACCTTGATTCACATACATTATTACTCTTGTTCTTAATAATGCTCTGACACCTAACTTTTCATATAATGGTTGTAACTCTTTATGAAAACCACTCTGTGGACCAAGTTCATTAAAAACTGGATGTATAAAGTAAAAAGCATCCTTACTATCAGATGATACATCTCCTTTATATGCAACCTCTTCTTGAAAGTTCCAATAAAATTGCGACTTTCCTTGATTGATAATTGCATATAGATGATCAAAGTATTCTTGATCTAAAAAATTAGGAATCTCTTCGTATAATTCTGTAGTAGGTGGAATCACCTTTTCAATAGCTGGCATCTTGTAATAAATCTTTTGTTTGATCTTCTGTATATACTATCTCTTCATACTCTATTTCATCTTTATAGTATGAATGATATAACCTACCCCATATGATTTTAAACTCATAATCATCTAAGTCTTTGAAGAGAACTTCTCCTCTCAAGTATATGTGATAGGTACTACTCATTACGCTTCCTCTATAAAAATTAAACTCTTATCTGTTTTAAATCTAAGTTCAGTATCTTCAAACCATCCTTGATCATTTATAATCCATTCAGGTATTCTAACAAAATATTCACCAGTAACAGTATCAACCTCTATAGAATGTGTTTCTTCTGCGGAATTTTTTTGCATTATGATCGTATTTGTCTTTGACATTATATATCAATTGCGAATGTTTTGCAAGTAGTACTTTATACGCTTCTACTGATGAACCCTATGGGGCGTTTTTATATGAGAAAAAAAAATTGAATCCTCTTGGAAACTTGTTTGGGTTTTAGAGTTCTCTCGCTTCCGTAACACTTTGTAGGTTAGGGTAGTTAGTG